GATAATCCTTGACAACATCACCGGACTATGCTACAATCCTATCAGGCAGTGGGGACAACGCAAGTTGAATCAACCCCAAGAGAGGAGTTGAACAAAATGACACAGGATACAGCGGAAAAGGCTCCCCCGACACTCGCAGAGTTAGAGGGGAAGGTACAGCGTCTGACGCAGCAGGTTGCTAACGATGCCAAGGCGGCTGAGGCTGCTAACGGCGCGTTCGTGAGTGCTGTCAAGTCCGGGGACGTTGACAAGGCGCTAGAGGCTGGCGAGTCACGCGCGTCCACTAAGCAGGCGCTTGGCAAGTCCCAGTCGCAGCTAAAGACGGCGACCAACGCTGTCAACAGTCAGAAGCTATCGGCGAACGCTGGTAAGCGTGCTGACATCCATGACGCTATGCGCCAGGACAAGTCAGTCGTCGGTCACGTCAACGCGCTGTTCACGCTTGGCGCCGAGTGGGTCAAGCTGGAGAAGGGTGAGGAGCCCGGCTCCCTCATCGTCAACAGCGGTGGCGCTGACATCAGGGCCCCGCGCAAGTCTGGTGGCGGTGGCAGTCGCGGGACTGCAAGCTGGGACGTGGACGGCAAGAGCTACACTTCCCGGGAGCTAATCGAGGCTCACTCGGACTTGCTAACTGACAAGGTTGCCGAGCATTACGCTAGCGGCAACTTCCGCGCCTTCTCCATGACCCGCGAGGCTGAGCGCATCCACGGACTGCTAACCTCAGGCAACTAGAAGCCAGAACCCCGATACTACCATCCCACTGCCGGTATCGGGGTTTTCTGCTATCCCTGACATTGTGAAGGGAATCACAAGGCTATACTGCTGGTACCCACTCAGCTAGTCAGGCTGTAGGGGGATAGCACCTACCCCTCCAACGTTGTCAGAATCGCATCCTGGCGCGTCTGGTAAGAGTCTAGCACGGCATACTCGCTCCCGTAGCCTGTAGACGGCCTACCCCCTATACCTGAATCCCCATACCAGCATACCGCTATAGCTATGACCACGACAGGATACCTACAAAACTGAAGATAGAGCCCTGTGGATATTTTTATAACTTTTGCAATACCTCCTCATCCTCCAACGCTAACTTGATGGCAGCCTTTACGGCTCGGATGTGCTTGACGAACACGGCCAGCTTTTTAGGAGTATACTCGACACCGTGAGATACCTGGCGGTCGTGGTTGCGGCACAGGTTGCACCTCTTAATGTGAGCCACAATGTACTTGCTGGCGGGGATACCTGAGTTCCAGGATTCCATGTTAGACCTCGATTCCATGACTATAGATATTTTTATGATTTTCCACAACACCTACTACCACTAGGGGTAACAGGAGCCGTCTGATAGGTTGCACCAGCCAGGCGACACATATCCTTCCAGAGCGGCATCGACAGCCAACATCAGGCCGAGTAATATGGCTATTACAATGGCCACTATCAGTACGCCTATCAATTGGTCCTTCATGCTTCCCTCCCGTGTGAGTCGTATGAGGTATGTAGGGTGGCCTCCTTGGCCTGGGCGCGGATGGCGTGGGCTCTCTGCTCACCGTAGTCGAACAGTGTGGCGCCGAACACAGCCTCGAACCTTCGTCCTCTACCACAGTGTATACAGTAGGCTAGAGGGTTAGCGCCTGGGCCATATATCCACCAGTGGTGGGCACCGTCGCCACAAATACAGTCTAAGGGTGATGCGTGGCACTTAGAGTGTTCTGGTGGGCTGTTCATGGGACTTACTCCTTATGCAGCTACCGTCTACGTCCAGTGGAAAGCCACAGTAATCACATTTGGTCATCTCGACTTGTCTGGTGCAGGACTCGTTGTACTGGTGGTGGCAAGGCAGGCAGTAGGCGTCGTAGTCTGTCATCCCACCGCAGCACCTACAGGCTAGCCTTTCCTGGTCGCCATCTATATGCTGCATAGAGACCTCCCGTATAACAATTTCCTTTCTGTGGCTACCATATCTAGGGTAGCTCTGTGGTTGATACTAGCTGGACCTCCCGTGTTCTCTAAGTCAGTCCTTACAGCATCAAACTTCTGGTACAGACCTCCGAGCCGATTGTCCTTAGGAGTACACGCCGCTACCTCTTGAAGTATCCTCATCCGCCGCTTGCACAGTGCCAGCCTCCTTCTTTTATTTTCCAGTGACAACCCCATTCCACTGCCCTTAGGCCTACCAGCTTTCTTCCTTCTGTCTTGTCTGGCTATCAGCTGTACTAACAGCCACATACTTAGACATTTCATATGTAGGTGCCAGTTAGCGAACCAATGCTTGCCTGACTTCTTGGCCGTCGCCCTGATCGTAACGGTTGCATGGAACGCTCCTAGCTCAAGAGGCTCCTCGCAGTGGTCACAATTACCTTCTTTCCGCTTCTTGGTAATCTGTATACCACCAAACTTCATCGACTCCTCCTGTCTACGTCATTGGTGCTATCTTATCTAAGAGATAGTATAACATGGGTAGACAGAGATGTCAATATGGGGAGGGTGTGTTAGCAAGTTAGCATATCACGGGTCTACCCCCTCCTTATCTATTACTTTAATAGTGTAGTACGATTAACGTAGACATCAGGCTCCAAATCACTATAACATACTACTCCATACTATCAACTACATCTCCATGCTATGCTATAGTAGCTTGACAACGCCTCCAAGGTGTGTTATAATATAAGTATGAGAAGTGGTAGCGTAACTTGGAGACCAGTCGGTGGCCATTTGGGCTATCTAAAGCCTAGTTGTGCACCTACTCAGCAAGCTACTTCACAAGATATCATATGGGCGGCTGGTATTTTTGAAGGAGATGGAACTACTAGTTTTCAAAGCACAGAGCGTGTAGGTGTAACCCAAAAAGGCACGTGGCTACCTGAGAGGCTATACTCCTTGTTTGGAGGAGGCGTCTCACTGCAACGTAAAGGTATATGGCAATGGCATATTTCAGGTTCACGGGCTAGAGGTTTCCTACAAAGCATTTATGCGTCAGGCCTCTTGTCACCTCGGAGGATGCTCCAGATTGAGAAGGCAATGAGGTGGGAGGAGAAGGTTAGTCTGACGCAGCTAGTGGAGCATTACGGTTGATATTCACCTCATCTCCTTCCGTTGCGCGGCAGGTTGGCTTGGGCGGTCCGCCTGCCCGCGCATATTAAAGGTGTGCCATGCAGGAAACTGATTATGGAGTCCAGGTCGTAGAGTCGGGCAAGGCTGACGTAGAGCCTGACGATTATGAGGAGATGCTCAAGGCCCGCATACCTCTCAATGCCAACCCCAGGAAGGCCTCCTACCTTAGCTATCGCGCTGCCGGCTTCTCAGTGCGAGAGTCCTGCGTCCTAGTACCAGTCTCCTTCGCTACAGTCAAGGCGTGGCGCAGAGACGACGAGGAGTTCCGCCAGTGGGAGTCCGGTGAGAAGCTAGCCTGGCTACAGAGTAACGTGGCCCACGATCTTATGCAGATGGAGTTCATGAGGAACTTCCGCCTCTGCCTCCGTCTCGACAAGAAGGTTCTCTTCAGGGCAGCACTTAGCCTGTCCCTCCTGACTGACCGGGAGATGGAGGTCCTCAAGGTCATACGCAAGCACTACACTCCACAGGACATCATGGCGGTACAGCGGGCCCTGGTGCCTGAACCCGATCATATGCCGCCCGGTAGCTACAGGGAGAGCATTACGGTCACAGTGGAAGGGCGTACAGTGGAAGCTGAGAACGCCAAACGTGCCGCCGCCAGAGACTTGCTGGAGAACTTTGAGTCCGGTAAGAGAGCCCTGGAGGCCTTGCCAGAGCCTACCGAGCAGAGCAACGGTGGCAAACCACTTGAAGGTGAGATACTAGACAGTGGTAACTGAAACTAGGGAACCACCTAGTGAGCTAGCCGTCCGCGCCATGGCTGCGCGTGATGGCGATGCTCGCACCTATGCCAAGGCCGTACACCACCGTGAGTATGAACTCTACCAGGACGCCTGGGCTGAGGCCTTAGAGACTCGCAACCGCACTGTCATCGTCTGTCCTCCTGATACCTACAAGTCCACCACTGTCCGTGACTTCGTGGAGCGTGAGATAGGTAAGAACCCTAACGTTCGCATCCTCTGGGTGATGAACACGGGGGAGCAGGCCCAGAAGCAGGTCATGGCCATCTCCTCCACCATCCAGAGCAACAACGTCTACAGGGCGGCCTTCAACATTAGGGAAGATACTGAGGCACAGTGGACTAAGAACGTCCTATTCGTTGAGCGTGACATTGAGGACCCTGACCCCACGCTCATGGGTACAGGTCTAAACGGTCCCTACCAGGGCCTCCACTTCAACATCATCATCATCGACGACCCTACCGACCAGGATGACGTGAAGAGTCCTACCACTATGCTGTCCCAGGTGGAGAAGATCAGAGGAGTTATCCTCGACCGCCTGATGCAGAAGGGCAGCAAGTACTATCCCTATGATGGACGCATAGTGGTCATCCTCACACGTTGGGGTCAGAACGATCTAGTGGCCACCTTCAAGGCAATGGGCTTCACCATCTACGAGATGCCTATTGTTGGTCCTTACCCTTGGGGTCCTACGTTATCTCCAACCAGGTTCCCTATGTCCAGAGTCAAGGAGATTCACAACGACAAAGGAGACATCCTCTTCTCTCTCACGTTCATGTGCAATCCGCAGGCCGTCAAGGGTAACGTTATCCTGCGCGACCACATCAACTACTGGACTGCGGCTCTCATACCTGAACATCCCATGCAGTTCGTCATGGCGGTAGACCCTGCGGCCTCCACCAAGACCTCTGCCGACTACTCTGCCATAGCTACTCTAGGAGTGGACATCAAGACCAAGTGGATATACCTGGTGGATATGTGGGCCGGCAGGGTAGAGACTCCTGACCTGGAGGCCAAGATCGTACAGATAGCCAAGCGCAC